CCGGTATCAGGTAGCCTACGGAACAGGGAAGGTTTACTTCCAGGACTATACGCCCGCGGGCACCATCACCGTCACTGGTGAGTACCTGACGTTAGCCCAGGCCGCGCAGGGCTTCGAGTGGACGCTCGACGTTCAACCGATGCTCGAGGAAACCCAGACCTTCGGGGACTCGTGGAAGGAGCGCACCTGCGTTATGCGCGAGGCGACGTGTTCGTTTCAGCGGTTCTACGAGGACGAGTATTTTTTCACCAACGGCACGCGCTATTTCGTGCTGGCGTGTTATCTCAACGTGAGCGGCGCGGATCGCTACCTGTTCGGCGCGATGCTGTCGAGCCAAGGCACGACCAGCGGCGTCAACGAAACCGTCAAACAGAATGTCCAGTTCTCCGCGCATGGAGTGGTGGACTACGCGGCGAGCTAAAGGAGACACATGGGAATTGCAGATAAGATCCTCGCCACGCCACTGAAGACGGCGACGGTGGAAGTCCCCGAATGGGGCGTTACGGTGGGCATCCGTGAGATCACGGCGGCCGAGCGCGTGAAGTTCGGCGAGGACGCCAAGAGGACTCCCGCGCTCGCCGTGGTGCGGCTGGTTATCGCCACGCTGACCGACGAGAACGGCGCGAAGGTGTTCGAGCCCGCGCACCAGGACGCGCTGCTGCAGAAGTCCGGCGCAGTTCTTGACCGTGTCGTTACGGAGATTCTGAAGCTCTCCGGCATGACCGAGGACACCGCCAAGGACCTCGAAAAAAACTAGAGGGCGAGCGCAGGTTCGCCTTTGCGCTCGCCGAAATCCTCCACATGCCCGTATGGCGACTACTCGACGAAATGCCGTCGTCAGAGTTCGCCGAATGGGCCGCGTACCTAAAGATCAAGAACGACGAACAAGAAAAGGCAATGCAGCAGGCAAGGGCTAAAGGCTAATGGGTGTACTGTCTAATCTCATCGTTCGGATCGGCGCGTCGACCGACGACTTCGACAAGAAGCTGAACGCCTCACTAGGCAAGATCCAGCGCTTCGGCGCGTCGATGTCGCAGGCTGGTCAGGCTCTTTCTATCGGCTTCAGCGCCCCGCTGATCGCGGCGGGCGCTGGCGCTCTCGCTGCGGCTGCGGACATGGAGAAGCTCGAAAAGGGCCTCGCCGCGACGATGAAATCGACCACGGCGGCGGGCAAGGAACTGGAGCGGCTGAAGGTTGTCTCGAAGCTCCCCGGCCTTGGCCTCCAGGAAGCGGTACAGGGTTCCATCCGGCTCCAGACCCTCGGCAGCAGCGCCGACGAATCCCGCAAGGTGATGATGGAGCTGGGGAACGCCCTAGCGACGGTTGGCGGCGGGAAAGAGGACTTCCGCGAAGTCATCCGGCAATTGTCGCAGCTTTCGGCAGTGGGCAAAGTCACCAAAGAAAATCTCGACCCTATCATCGAGCGCATCCCGCAGATCGCGGCGATCATGCGCGAGAAGTTCGGGCCGGAGTCGTTGGGCGACCCCGCGAAGACGTTCGAGCGGCTCGGGATTAGTTCGAAGCAGTTCATCGATATCATCGTCGCCGAACTCGGCAAGGGCGAACGCGCCGGCGCGACGTTTGCGAACTCGCTCGAAAACCTGAAGGAATCCGCATTCGAGACGGCGGCTGAGTTTGGAAAGTCGTTGTTGCCGTATGGCCAGCGGGTACTGAATGAGTTTCTAAATCCTGCGATTGAGAAGGCCAAGGAATTGGCCAAGGCATTTTCAGCAATGAATCCCGGAGCCCAGGACGCTGTGGTCGGAATTACGGCGCTGTCTGCTGCGCTCCCGTTGGTGCTGGTAGTAGTTGGAACTCTGGTCGAAAAGACAGCCGCAATAACCTCAGCGCTCAAGCGTGTCAAGGTTGCGTTTGATATCACTAGCCAAGCGAGTAACGCCTTGGGGGCTGCATTTGGCGTCGTTGTTTTGGCAATTCGCACGGCTGAGGATGTTGCCAGATTGACTAAGTCGTTCGGCGAGTTTTCAAAAGAATTAATGTTTGCAACTGGCGGCCTAAAAGGGTTCGAGGCATCGTGGAAAAGTGCTAGCGCCGTTTTCAACGCTTCTATCGTTATCCATAAGCAGATATTCGATATCCTGCGCAATATCTACAACTTGGCAGCGGAAACAGCCCGAATGCTTTCGCCTATTTTTGCGTTCGCAAAGGTGTTCGAGTCCGGGGCCGATGCGCTCCGCAAGTGGAACGGCGAATCCCGTGCGATGGACGAGGCGATTCGGTCGAACCTGTCTACCAGCCTAAAAGCTGCCGTCAACGAGAACGAGGCCATTCTTAGGCGCGGTGAACTGGAAAGCCAACTCGGGCGCGTTCGCGGCAAGTTGGACGAAGCGACGGCGGCAACGGATAAGAACGGCGCGGCCAATGGCAAGCTGAAGCCCGCGATCACTGCAGCCAAAGAAGCCGTCGACCAACTGGCGCAAGCGTTCACGCGCCTCGGAGTCTCGAATACCTCCGACGCCATTGGTGGCTTTGCGCGAGCGCGGCAGGCGCTCAGTGTCATCGAGCAAGCTTTCAAGGAAGGCAAGGTTAGCACGATCGACTTGCAGCGGGCGACGGAATCACTCGGACAAGAGTACCTGAAGTTCATCGACGGCGTGGGCGGAATCCGGCCCGCAATGGTCGATGTAGCTGACTCGTTCGACTTTGCGGCTGAGCGGGCCATGATGGCGATTGGCGACATCCAGACCGCAGCGCAATCGGCGCGGAATTTGGCGCTGGGTCAGATGATCGTCACCGGCGACCCGACAGGCGCGGGCGCTACGCTCAACTCTGCCGACGCTGCCCGATCCTCGCAGCGCAATCTCGAAATCATCCGGCAAACCGCACGGGGCGCACAAGACTCCTGGAAGAACGCCCGTACCAGCGTTTCGCGCCAAGTCTCCACGATTCAAACCGACTTCAGCCGCGCCATCGTCAACATCATCCGGGGCACCGAGAGCATCGGCGAAGCGATGACGAAGGTGGGCAGGGCGGCTGTCGATGGCCTTCTGCGTGCTGGCATCGAGTTTGCCGTCAACGAGGGCATCAAGGCCTTGGGGCGGCTACTGACCTCTATGGGTGGCGTGGCCGCAACTGTCGGCAAGCTCTTCGGCGGCGGTGCGGCTTCGGCGGCAAGCTCGGCCATTCCGGGCGTGCTGGGCGGCGGCGCGAACGCGGCTATGGCGGGCATCAACGCGGCGGCTCCTGCCGGTGGCTCCGTAGGCTCTGCCATCGCAGCGGCCAACCCAGTAACAGCGATGGTGACGGCTGTGGCCAGCGTTGCCACGGCGGTTTCCAGCATCGTCTCGAACTTCCAGTTCGCCGCCATGAACAAGACCCTCGACCTGATCGAGAAAGAAGTCCGGTTCTCCCAGATTCACCTGCTGCACATCCTCGAAAAACACAACGAGTACCTCCCAAAACTGAAGGACATCTGGGACTCGCTGATCCGCATGGAGACGCGACAGATGAGCGTCGCTGGTGGCGGCGGCGCAACAGTGACCATCAACGTCAACGGCGGCGACCCGCGACAGATGCTGGAAGCCATCACGCGCGAACTGAAGCAGCTTGGAGTCATCCCGAAGTGAGCCTAGACGTCTACATCGACGGCGCCATCCGCGAAATCGCTCACTACTCGCTAAACATCGCGGCGACGGCCGGTCAGCGTGGATCGTTCAATATGCGCGTGATCTCAACGAGCGGCGCGTATCGACCTGAGCAGGGCCACGAGATAGAACTGTTCGACGGAGCAACCAAACTATGGGCCGGTTCGGTCGATGAGGTATCCGAGGTTTCGATCACTGAGGCGGGCTCAGCCGCAGGCGCGTTTTATGATATCCGGGGCATCACCTGGGAGCAGCGCTTGGACCGGCGGCGCTGTTACAACCCGAGCACTTCGCTGCCAGCGCACTACGACGGCACCTTTCTTTTCACGGCGGACGCATCGACGAACACGCTGACGACGGTATCGGCGCACGGGCGTACCAATGGGGACCGCGTTCGGGTAAAAGCTCACGCGCAAGGCACGCTCTGCGACGGGCTCGACGCAACCATCGAGTACTTCGTCATCGGCGCATCCGGGAGCACGCTCCAGCTATCCCTGACGAGCGGCGGCAGTGCGGTAAACATCCTGGACGACGGCACGCTGGACCAGGTCCTGCTCACCACCCGCGCGGGCGATGTCGTGGTGG